CGTTCGTTCCGAATCATATCGCTGACCAGTTCTTTAGTTCTGTTTATCCTACTATTTCGTCTGGTAAATCTACCAAGGTAATCATCATCTCCACGCCTCACGGCATGAACATGTTCTACAAGTTGTGGCATGATGCGGAGAAGGGAAAGAATGAATATATCCCAACAGAGGTTCATTGGTCCGCTGTTCCTGGTAGAGATGCTGCTTGGAAAGAACAAACAATCAAGAACACCTCAGAACAACAGTTCAAGGTTGAGTTCGAGTGTGAGTTCCTTGGTTCTGTTGACACGCTGATTAGTCCAAGCAAGTTGAGGACTATGCCTTATGTTGACCCTATCAAACAATCAAAGGGATTGGCGGTATATGAGAACGTTGTTCCAGAACACAATTATATCATAACTGTAGACGTTGCGCGAGGAACTTCAAATGACTATTCTGCGTTTATGGTTATGGATACAACTACCTTACCCTACAAAGTTGTTGCTCGCTATAGGAACAATGAGATTAAACCTATCGTATTCCCCAATATCATTGTTGACGTTGCAAAGAACTATAATAACGCTTATATCTTGTGCGAAGTAAATGATATTGGAGGGCAGGTTGCAGACATCATTCAGTTTGATTTGGAGTATGAGAATCTGTTGATGGCAGCAATGCGCGGACGAGCAGGACAGCAGTTGGGGCAGGGATTCTCTGGTAAGAAAACACAACTGGGTGTCAAAATGTCCACTGCAGTTAAACAAGTTGGATGCTCGAACCTCAAAGCACTTATCGAAGAAGATAAGTTAATGATTCCAGACTATGATACGATTGCAGAACTAACTACTTTCATTGTGAAGGGTCAATCATTTGCCGCAGAAGACGGATGTAATGATGACCTTGCGATGTGTTTGGTTATCTTCGGTTGGATGGCAATGCAACCATACTTCAAAGAGATGCACGATAATGATGTGCGTCAGCGCATCTATGAGGATCAAAGAGAATCTATTGAGCAAGACATGGCACCATTTGGATTCATGGATGACGGACTCGGTGATGAATATTTTGCAGACGCTCAGGGTGATGTTTGGCAGGTTGCGGAATACGGAGATAAATCATACATGTGGGAGTGGAGATAAGTTTTCAAAAATATAAATAATCCTAGACAACCGATGTTGGAATCACTCTAGGAGACTTAAACATGGCAGCTAATCAATCCTCGCCAGGTGTAGTTATTCAGGAAAGGGACCTGACGACTATCACCACATTATCAACCGCAAATATTGGTGTGCTTGCTGCACCTTTTGAGATCGGTCCTGTAGAAGAAGTAGTAGAAATCTCTTCCGAAAGAGAACTTGTAGAGCGTTTTGGTAAACCCAACGACTACAACTATGAATACTGGTATACCGCTTCTCAGTTCTTGGGTTACGGTGGTGTTCTGAAGACCATCCGCTTAAACTCGACTGCACTTAAGAATGCAGTTGATTCTGGAACTGCACCTCTTATCAAGAATCTCCAAGACTACGAAACCACTTACGAATCTGCAAACAATACTTGGACTTGGGCAGCAAAAACTCCTGGTGCAAAAGGAAATTCCATCGGTATCTTCATGACTGATGCGGGTGCTGATCAAATTGCAGTTCTCCCCGCTCCCTCTTCTGGTAACGAGCACGAGTTTGTTGCTGACGAGGCAGTTTCTGCTGCATCTGGCGCTGCTGGTAAAGTTTTCAAGTATAGTCTTGTGCTGACTGTAAACACTGTAGTTGGTGATTTCACCCCTGGTGTTTCTACAACTGTTGCAATTTCTGGTTCTAACGAAACAGTGACTGTTGAAGCGTGGGATCCTGCTAACAAGAAACTTGAGATCTCTCTGCCTGCTGGTGGTGTTACTGGCATCATTGCTGATGCACAAACAATTACCCAAGGATCTAACACCTGCGTCATTGCCACTTCTGGTATTGAGCGTCGTCTGTATATTGCTCTGAATAAAGACAGCATCGAGTTTGCTGCTGCTGACAGCGTTACTGATACTAACTCCACTGCAGTATCCATCACTTCTGTTCGTGGTGAGTATGCTGAACGTGAGTATCTCCCTGGCGTAAAGTGGATCAACGTTGCTCCTCGCCCCGAGACCTCCCTGTATGCATCTACTCTGGGTGGTCATCGCGATGAACTTCACATTGTTGTAGTTGACGTTGACGGCGGTATTACTGGAACTGCTGGTGCTCTCCTTGAGCGTTTTATTGGTCTTTCTAAGGCATCTGACGCTAAGACTTCGGTTGGTGAAACCAACTACTACGTTGAAGTTCTGAAGCAGCGTTCTGCATATCTCTTCTGGGGTGAGCATGAGACTGGAGTTTTCAATGCAACTGCAACTGCATCCGATGGTAACTGGGGTCAGGGTGCAACTGGTCGTCAGTTCAATCTGTTGCGTTCTGCTGATGGTTCCACCGATTATCCTGCAGGTCGCACAACTGTTGGATCTAAGAACAACGCTACTCATTACTATCGTCTTGCTTCGGGTGTTGACTATAGTGCCACTGGCAGCAATTACACGCTGTCCAATACCGACATTGCAACTGCATATGAATTAGTAGCAGATCCTGAGTCCCAGACTATCGATTACATTCTCGCTGGTCCTTCTGGTGCTGATGATTCATCTGCAATCGCTAAAGTAACTTCACTGGTTAGCATCGTTGAAGAGCGTCGTGATTGCATGTTGTTCGTATCTCCTCGCCGTGCAAATGTCATCGGTGTAAGCAATTCAACAACTGTAACCGATAACATCGTTGGATTCTTCGATCAACTGCCTAGTTCTTCTTACATGGTATTTGATTCTGGTTACAAGTATATCTACGACAAGTATAACGATGTTTATCGTTATGTTCCTTGCAACGGTGATGTTGCTGGTCTCTGCCTGCAAACTACTGAAGTTTCCGAGCCTTGGTTCTCCCCTGCTGGTTTCCAGCGTGGTATCATGAGAAATGCAATCAAACTTGCATTCTCTCCCAATAAGACCCAACGTGACCGTCTTTATGCTGCTCGCGTCAACCCCATCGTTTCTTTCCCTGGTCAAGGCGTAGTCCTGTTCGGTGATAAGACTGCACAAGGTTTCGCTTCTGCATTCGATCGTATCAACGTTCGTCGTCTGTTCCTGACCATTGAGCGCGTTATTTCTGGTGCTGCTAAGGGTCAACTCTTTGAGCAGAACGATGAGTCGCAGCGTTCCTTGTTCTTGAACATCGTTGAACCTTATCTCCGTGATGTTCAAGGTCGTCGCGGTGTAACCGACTTCCTCGTCAAGTGTGATTCTCAGAACAACCCTGCTGAAGCAGTTGACCGTGGTGAGTTCTATGCTGAGGTTTATGTCAAGCCCACACGCACAATTAACTACATCACCCTGACATTCGTTGCAACCAGAACTGGTGTTGCATTCCAAGAAGTCGCTTCCTGATCAAATCAAACATAATAAGGAGACCCTACGGGGTCTCTTTTTTTTGTCTGAAAATATTCTTTAGTCTAAATATATGTGACGGAGACATTTAAAAACAATGGCAAAAAGAGGAACTATTGACGATTTTAAGGCAAATGTCGCAGCCGACTTTGCGCGTCCTAATCTATTCCAAGTAGATCTTTCATTCCCCACTGGAATTATTAATAATGCAAGTTTGGTAGAACTGGGTAAGTTTACCGTTCGTGCAGCAAACCTTCCTTCTTCCCAGGTTGGTGTTATTGAAGTTCCTTTCAGAGGTCGTGTTCTGAAGATTGCTGGTGATAGAACCTTTGAACCTTGGACAATTACAGTCCAGAACGACAGCAACTTTGTTCTGCGTAATGCATTTGAACTCTGGGCATCCAGCATTCAGGCATATAACGAGAACTTCACTTCTGCAGCAGGTCTCGGTGATGCCGATGACGCAACTGGTTACTTTGCGGACATGGTTGTTCATCAACTGGCACGCGATGTCAAAGATGGAGACTCCCCCAAGATTCTCAAGTCCTACAAGTTTTATAATGTCTTCCCCAGCAATATTGCTGCAATTGATCTGGACTTCGGTAACAACGATGCTATCGAAGAGTTTACAGTTGAACTCCAGACACAATACTGGACTCCCATTAATGCTGCTGTTGACTGATCCTATAAATAAGACAGGACCAATAAGCATATAACATAATGTCGAATCAGCTCTTCGGTTTTTCACTTGAAAGAGCAAAGAAGGTCCCTAAGGGGCCTTCTTTTGTTCAGAAAGATAACATGGATGGTTCGCAACC